AACATACAACACATATCAGTTACACTTGAAACATCCCATTTTGATATATCTTCATCAAAATTAATGTTATATTCGCTGAATAGATTGTTCATATCGGTAACCTCTGATGTGTTCCAATCTTCAATTGGCCCATATTTCTTGATAATCGCATCCTTTTTATTACCACCTTTATAATAGTCTTCGTAAGCAACACGAATAGTTTCGTTGTTTAATGGCAAGTTACGAATGTAAGGAATAATCTCGTAAAGTGCCACGAACTCGGGCACATACATGATTTCCTCAAGTAATTTTGTTGTGAATACCTATATAATTTCAAGGTCGTTTTTTCATCATTTTCTTAAAAAAACCTTTTTTCTTGGTTTTTTTGTTTTTTTTGTTTTTTTTGTGAAACCTCCTTGTTGAGGCTTCAGGGTGCAGAACCTATTCAGGTGTTCTTCGGAATCAGTCCTTGAAGTTCATAGCGCTTCCGCCGCCGAGCGGAATCGGCAGTATCGTGCAACATGACGCGAAAGATCTCTTTGTATGCGTCGGCTTTATTGTTGAATTCCAAGCAACCGACCGCAGCGCGAGCACACATGCCCCGCGTCGCGGCGATCGCCTTCTCGATCCGTGCGGCGCTCGCGACCTGGTAGTCAGCGTCGGCGGAGGCCTTGGCGGCACAAACCTTCTCTTCGGGAGTCGAGGCACTCTTCACGAGTGCATCGGCGCTTTCCTTGGCGACGATGGCTTTCTGAATGACCTTCGCATGGTCTTCTTCCATGTCGCGCAAGGATTCATTGTAATACATTAGAAACTGAATATTCTGCGGTAGTTCAACACTTTTCTTTGACGGACCACACCCCATAATAGAGTTGCCGCTGATGTATTGTAACTTCCTTTCGCTTAAACTTCCTAGTGCAATCTAATGTAGAGTGCAAATTTCAGAAAGTTGTTGTTGTAATATATTATACTTTTGAGGGGTTATTTTCAAACATTTTTTACTTTTATTTGTAAAAAGTGCGTTAAAATGTTTTAAAAAACCTTTTTTCTTGGTTTTTTTGATTTTTATTTTTTTTGTGGTCCTTTCGGACTCATCTTTTCAATTTTTTTAGCTTTGTGAACAGAAGTTCTCTAAGACAACCATTTCTGATAGTACTTAGTATTTATCCCTTCGTTTTCCATTACTTGTTTCATCTTTTCGACGCATTTTGCATGTTCTTTACGAAAGACGTCAATAATTTCAAGGTTATTATCTGTGAAAATGTCTTTATTAATCAGAACTGTAAAAAGATCTGATGATAATAGACTAGATTCAGCATAATCTTCCTTGAGAACTTTAAAGTATCTGACGGCTTCTTGCAATTCTTTGACTGCGTTTTGCGAGTCTTTGAATGCGTTTTGCAAGTCTTTGACTGCGTTTTGCGAGTCTTTGAATGCGTTTTGCAAGTCTTTGACTGCGTTTTGCGAGTCTTTGACTGCGTTTTGCAAGTCTTTATTTTCCTTACGGAGTTTTTCATTCTCCTTACTCATTTTGCTTTTGAAGAACATTTTTAAGTTTCTAGCTAAAACCTCCGGACGCAGTCTATGAAGAGTGCGTAAATCAAACAGAGGAAACCTAATATATATATACTTTTCAGGGGGTCATTTTCAAACATTTTTTACTTTTATTTGTAAAAAAGTGCGTTAAAATTTATGAAATTAATATAATTTATTATGTAAATGGATTCAGATAATAAAATGATTATTGTAATTGGTTTATGCTCTGTAATTTTTATTATTGGTTTGAGAACCTTCTACGTAAAACGTATAAAGGCACAGAAAGATAAAATTGATGAGATGGAAGATGTTATTAAAGATTTTACGAACATTAAAGAGAAAATCCTTAATATGAAAAAAGATACTATTGTCAATGTTGTTGAAGACGAAAAGGTTGAATTTGAAGACTTAGAATTAATTGAAGATGATTTTGATGATGATTTTGATGATGATTTTGATGATGACGAAGAGGATGAAGCCGATACACCCGTCGAGACACCCGTCGAGACACCAGTCGATACACCAGTCGAGACACCAGTCGAGACACCAGTCGAGACACCCGTCGAAACACCCGTCGAGACACCAGTCGAGACACCAGTCGAAACACCCGTCGAAGCACCCGTCGAAGCACCCGTCGAGACACCTGTCGAAAAGAAAAAATCGAATTCAAAACCAAAAGATACATCTAAACTTAAAGTTTCCGAAATCAAAAAAATACTTACCGATAAAGGTATCAAATTTTCCGCTAAAATGAATAAACAGGCACTTATTAATTTACTTCCTTAAATGGATTTATAAAATTTCCAATTTAATTCATTGCATATTTTTTTCCAAATCAAATCCGCAGAGTGTAATTTCTCGCGACTTTTCAAAAGTGGAAACTTTCTTTTTATATCATCCCATCCCAATATTTCACAAAATTTGTGTAAAATGAAGCTGTAAGATAAAAAATTCTTTCTTGATTCAGGACATGCTTTTAGAAACGGCACCTGAATTTTAGAAAACATATCTTTTAATATTACCTCCTGTTTACGTGTTAGAATTGATGTAAACTTTTTGTTTATCACATTGTGAATATAAGGAGAATTTTCGTAATATTTATTAAATTTATTTCTTTTTAGAATTAATTTTAAATCACTTATAGTAACATCAGAAATTTGCTTACGATCGCGTTTAATAGTTTCTACAACTTTCTGAATTACTTCATTAGGGATACTATTTGTTTCTTTTCCTTGAACTAAATTTAACCATTCTGAAAAATGATTCACGCGTCGATATGAAAAATACGACGTCTCTTTTGGAGGGTCGCGGTATGATATGTTATTGGACCAATCTGTTGAGTTTTGCACGTTTCCACAGGAAGTGCATTCATAAACAGATTCTGAAGAAATGAAAAGAAGATTTGACGAACCACACGCTTTACAAACATATTCAGAACAACATTCATTGACTTTTTTTATTTCTTCGTCATCATTATCAACTTCTTCTTTATTTGAAAAAAAATTAAGTATTTTTCCTTTATTTTCAATAATTTCATTTTGATCAACATCTACAAGTGCGTCGTAATGTTTGAATAGATCGGTAGCATTATTTTGATAATATTTTTCAATAGAAAAATTATCTAATTCCTTTTTAATATCTGCAATCTTGTTTTTTAAAAGGATTTTTTTAAACTCGTCCTTTTCTGTTTTGAGTGCATTTTCGAGTTCTGAAATTTTGATATTCAATTCGGTTTTATTTTTTTTAATATTGAAAATTGCATTGTTATGATCGGAATCTATTGTCATTCTTGAAATTGTTATGTTTCTTACTTTTATATGATTTTTTAAATACAGAAAGGGTCGCGCTTTAGCGGTGAATACAACCTGAAAATATTATATATCATTATGTAAATGGTATTTGGTTTCGCGTTTGTCGAAGGAAAAGGTTTGAAAACAACAACTGGTGGTAAAGGAGGAAAAAGATATGTAATTAACGGTGATGTAGAAAAATTTCGCAAACTATGTGACGAGTTAAGAGATAATGATAATGAACCTTCTATTATAATTTTAAAAGGAACTTTTGAATTCGAAAAAAATGCATCAAATGCCGAATTACCTTCGAATTGCACTATTTATGGAGAAAATTGTAGTATTGTTGGTAAATTCGAAATTAAAAACAAATCGAATGTTATAATTCAAAACATCTTTTTTAAGGATTCGACTAAATTTGGGGAAACACACGACAATATTATTATTGAGCAAGGGTCGCACCATATTTGGGTAGATCATTGCACTTTTACAAAAACTGGTGATGGCCTTTTAGATATCAAAAAAGCGTCTTCGTATATTACGGTTTCATTTTGTAAATTTGGCAAAGATCACAATAAAACCATGTTAATAGGCCACTCTGATGGAAACAGTCACGATGATATCGGTAATTTAAAGGTAACATTACATCATAATTTATTTGCTGGTGATAGTAGGAATCCCCGTTTACGTCATGGCGTCGTTCATGCTGTAAATAATTATTATAAACAGAACAAAAGTTATGCTATTGCGTCCGTTTTAAACGCCAAAGTTTATGCTCAAAACAACTTATTTGAAGATGTTGATGAAGAATTTGAGTTCATGCGTGACAAGTATGACTCTGATGAAGAGGGTGTTATTTTCAATATAAACAATATTGGCGTTGATGAAGATAGCGATGATGAAGAGGTACTTAAAGCGTTACCTTATTCTAATTATTCGGTTGATCTTGTAGAAGATGTAAAATATATTGTTGAAAAAAGTGCTGGCGTCCAAGATGCTATAAAATATGGCACAGAATTCAAAATTTTTGAAAAAATATTTGAAAATGATGATGAAGATGATGAAAATGAAGATGATGATGATGATGAAGATGAAGATGAAGATGAAGATGAAGATGATGATGAAGATTATTTTGAGGAATACAAGTTATACATTATAATCACTATAATATTACTTATTATGATTTTGGGAATTATTGGAGCAATGTCATTATAAGGAATTTAAAGTTCAAATATCGTTTTTTAACATAGTTTTGTGAAAAACACAGATTTTTCAACAAAAAATATAAGAAAGGAAACATTAATCATATATTTTTTTAACATTCAATAGGAGTTTCTTCAGTTGTTTCATAAGCCGGTTTGAAGGTTAGACCGTGTTCTGATTTATTATTGATTTTGTCTGGGTTTAAAATTTTAGTGATACATTGAAACTTTTCTTTATACCAAGTTTGTTTTTCAGCCCAATTATTGAAATCTTTTGTTGATACAAAAATTTTGTCGCTAATTGGCTCACCATTTTTCTTAAACGCTTTAAAATGACCTTTTTTATTTTCTTGGGCTTTTCTTAACAGGTCAGCACTTTTATCTTTTCCATTAGAAACATCATTGCCAAGATAGAATGTCCCCCAAATATTAGAATTTTCTTCACCATTTTCACTTTGTCTTTTAACTAATGGATGTTTAAGATCACCATCACAATGACACAGTTTTAATCCAGCTTGTATTCCATTTTGTAATCTTTTAATTTTTTCAATTGAGGCAAACCAATACCACATAATAGTGTATATGGCACGGTCGTTATACATTCTTCTTTTTTCTGCTTTATTCCAATTCCCATAAGATTTATCTCCATATTGGTTCATAACTCTTCCACAATTAGATATAGCTATTGGTATTTTGTTATCTTTACCTTTATATAATGCTTTAATCTCTTTTTTATGTTCTTCATCTAATTCTTCATAATAAGTCCATTTTTCCTTCACAATATATTTCTCAATTACATATTTATTATTAACACGGTCAAGTCTCCATTTAGTTATATAAAGGTCTTCTTGTGATTTAATATAACTTTGACCACGCACAAATGTGTATTCAGTATATCCACTAACGGATTTTATATCTCCTCTTATATATTCTCCAATACGTCTTGATAAATATTTAATCTTTTTTTCATATTTTTTACCCGTTTCTTTTCCTTTATAAATTGCTTCCGCACATTCTTTGGCATTTTTATATTCAATAATATCTCCATTATCATTTTTTACATCAACACCACCCTTTTTGATGGATACAGACTTTGATATCGTTTCACTATGTTTATCATTAGTTTCAACACTTCTTTTTGTGTCAAAATGACCTGTACGAGCAGTATTTTCACCACAAGAAACAACTTCAAGAAGATTTGGATGACAACGTCTGCTAGAACCTGGACCCAATAGATGGTCGACAGAAACATTTTTTCTTCTTAAATTTTCAAAGAAGAACCTCCAATTAAAATATGGATAGAGACTTACAAGAAACATAATATGAAGAGTAATTTTAATTGAGTTATCTGATATTTTTCGGTTAAGCGTGTATTTTAAAGAAATTCTACCTTCTTTACTACCGACTTTCTTAGCATCACTATTATACAATTCACCAGTCGCAATTTCAAAGTAATATCCTTTAAGCTCTACAAGTTCAAATGTATCATTACCTTTTTCATCCTTTTTGAGAATATAATATAGTGCGGGGACATATTTAATACCGCGATAATATCCGTTGAAATGTGGAATAAAGGGAAATTTGTTGGAATAAAATACATTAGTTGGGTCATCAATAGTTTGTTGCTTACGTGTATCTACATATTTTTTGAAAACTACTCCATTTTGCTTTTGTATTTCTTTATTGTCATCTTGCGTTTTATAATAAGTTCCTTCCTTACCTGGCTCGAAATTTCTGTAATCAATATTCATCATATTATAATATAATATACAATTTTGTAACAAAATTTTCAAAACATTTTTCAAAATTTATTTAGGAATTTAAAGTTCAAATATCGTTTTTTAACATTTGCTTCAAAAATACCTAATTATTTTTTTAAAAATGTTTTGAAAAATTATATAAAATTTTCAGGATTATGTGAAATGAGCGATTTTAACGAAATAACGAGTTTAATTACTGAAACTTTTCTAAAACAGAAAAATTTTCTTGTTAAATCGCATTTGAATTCATTTGACGACTTTATTGCTTATCGAATTCCACAGATTTTCGAATCATTCTCGAATATTAAGATTAAAAATGAAGATGAAGACAAATTAGTAGAAATAAAATTTGGAAAAGTTCATTTTCAAAAACCGTCGTATTTCAAGAATGGATATATCACACCTATGACGATTAAAGAAGCACATTTGAAAAATTTGACATACACTTCTAATATTCATGTAGATATCGAGGTCAAAACTACTATTGACAACATTTCAAAAACTAAGGAGCTTAAAAACATTCTAATTGGCAAAATTCCTTTAATGATTGGTTCCCGTTTCTGTGACTTCAAAAATGAATCAATTTCCGGCTATTTCATTATAAACGGATCGGATAAAGTTATTATTTCACAAGAACGTCAAAAAGAAAATGCTGCGTTTTGCGTAAATTTGAACGATACTAAACATGATAAATCTGTTGAAATAAAGTCAATGTCTAATGAAAATTTTCTTCCTGCAAAAAATTTCATTTTGAAATTACAAAAATCAAGAAAGTTTCATGGAAAATCTATTGATGTTTCCTTTAATGGTGTTAAAACTGACATTCCAATTGGCATGTTGTTGAAATGTTTTGGGGTTTCATCTGATAAAGCATTTTATGATCTCTTTATTACTGAAAATAAAGAGGAAACGCAAATGTACACCCAATTTATCAAACAATCCATTGTTGACTCTTCTGAATACGATCAAAATACTGCAATTGAATTCATTGGAAATAAATTGAATTATCAACAAAAGGACATGGATCGCGTTATTGCCCAGGTTGATTATATTATGCATAATGAAATTTTATGCCACCAAAAGGAATTTGAAAATAAGATCGAATATATCGTCTATATGATAAAAAAACTTGCTTTGTTTGAATATAAAATTATTCAAGCTGATGATAGAGATTCATACTCGAATAAAGCTGTGGATTCGTCTGGAATTATGCTCTCTAATCTATTTAGGCAATCCGTAAATAAATTGATAAAGGAAGGCAATATGACAATTCGTAAAGAAATTGTTTCGGGTAATTGGAAACTTTTAAACGACTTCCATAATATTGTAAATTATCAGAATATCTATAAAATTTATAAAGCTTCTACAATTGAAAATAGTTTGAAGTACGCTTTGGCAACAGGGAATTGGGGCATTCGGTCCTCAAAACAAGCAGTAAAAGTTGGCGTTGCACAGGTTCTTCAGCGACTAAATTTTCAATCATCAATTTCTCATTTAAGAAGATTGCAGACACCGATTGATAAAACATCTAAAATTACAAAACCACGTAAATTACATTTGTCTTCATTTGGTTATATTTGTGCACACGATAGCCCCGAAGGCTCAAGTGTTGGTCTCGTTAAGAACTTATCTTTGTCGACATACATAACTTCCTATGTAAATGACTCCAAAATTAAAAAAAATATTAATAAGTTTGAATTGAAAAAAGGTTCAAAATATATATTTATAAATGGAGAAATCGTTAAAAAATGTGACACTTTCTTAAATCTTCTTGACAAATTGAAATTGAAAAGGCAGAACGGATTGATTCACCCACATACAAGTTTTTATGTAGATATTTTCGGAAACTTAAATATATTCACAACAGAAGGCAGACTAACCCGCCCCCTAATCGCAAAAAGAAATATTACGAGAAATTTGAAAAAGGATTATAAGAAATATAAAAACTTTAACGAATTACTATTTGATTCACATTTAATTGAATTTATTGATATAAATGAAATTGAAAACTGTGTTGTTGTGTCTAGCCTTAAGAATGATAATAAAAATGTAACTCATTTTGAAATTAATGCTAATTTCATAATGAGTTTTATCACAAATTTAATTGTGTTTCCTAATTGCAATCCGTCTCCTCGACTCAGTTATGCCGATGCGATGGCAAAACAGGCGATTGGCATTCCGTCTAAAGATTTCAATGAACGTTTCGATACTCTATCAAATGTGTCTTGGTATCCTCAGATCCCTATTACACACACAAGTATTTCCAGAAATTTTGATAAATTGGTTCAAACAACAGGATGTAATGTTAATGTTGCCATTTTATCTTTCAACGGTTTTAATCAGGAAGATTCTGTAATTCTTAATAAAAGTGCTATCGAACATGGACTTTTTGCATCGTCTTTCTACAAAAACTTCATTTCAGAAGAAACCCTTAATTTTGAAATTGGAAAGGAAGATATTTACATCCGTCCTAATCCAAACAACACTGTTAACATGAGATTAGCTTCTTATGATGCAATTGATAAAGATGGATTCCCTTTACTTAATACTTTTGTTAAAAAGGGCGATTGCATTCTAGGTAAAGTTTCAAAATTGCATAATTCAAAAAAGACTAATGAAATTTTTGAAAAAGAATATATTGATAAATCTGTATATTTAAGTTCGGAGTCGGGCTTTATAGATAAAGTTCTATTTGAAGATAACGCAGATGGTCGTAAATTTGTTAAAATAAAGATTAGGATTGATCGACACCCTATTATTGGCGATAAATTTGCGTCAAGATCTGCACAAAAAGGCACTGTTGGACTCATCATGAAAAAGGAAGATTTGCCTTTTGATGAAAATGGCATCGTTCCTGATTTGATTTTGAATCCAAATGCGATTCCATCGCGCATGACAGCTGCACAACTTCTTGAGACTGTTTTAGGTAAAAAAGCTTGTGAAAATTGCATGTTTGCTAACGGAGATGCGTTTCAAAATGGCAATGTCGACAAAATGATTGAAAATTCAAGTGGTGAGACAACGTTTTATACAAATGATATGAAAATTTTTAAAGGTTTTAATGGAATTTGCTATTATAATAGATTAAAACATATCGTCTCAGAAAAAATTAACGCTAGAAGCGTAGGACCCATTTCTAATGTAACAAGACAGCCAGTCGATGGTCGTTCTAATAACGGTGGATTAAGAATTGGTAATATGGAGTGCGACGTTCTAAGCGCGCATGGCATTTCTTCATTTCAAAAAGAAAAGCTTATTGAATTATCAGATGGCTTCATCGTGAATGTAGATAAGGAAACCGGACATATTATACCTTATAATTCAAACAAGAAGATTTTTGGTTCTAAAAAAATTAAGAAAATTAAGATTCCTTATTCGTTAAAGCTATTATATGAAGAAATCAATGCGTTAGGGATCTCTTTCACACTGCTATAAAAAAACTATTTAGTGTTTGTTCAAAAAAATTCCTATAAAAAACCACAATGGGGGAAATTCAATAGAATTTATTAGTGACACAAGTTCTACTTTGTTTTTTCCAAATCAGAACGTGCAGACTTCAATGCTTCATCAACACCATCAAGCATCCCTTTGATATCTGAAATAGACATTTCAGGATCGAATGGAGAATAGTCCCATTCAATAGGAGAACAAATATAATACTCATCGAAATCATGTAATTTAATTCCAATAGCCTTTATTTCGAGCCACATATTATAATGCTTCAGCAATAATTCGAGTCTCTCTCCCTCAGGTTGTTCGTCACCCCAAATCCAATCCTTTGGCAACGTGGTTGCCTGTGTCATATTCATTTTTAACTTAAAATTATATAATACAATCAGGGTCATTTTTTAAACATTTTTTATAATTTTATAAGGTATTTAAATGATAATTTGTATATTTAGTGTTTGTTCAAAAAAATTCCTTATCTTTTTTTGAAAAATGTTTTAAATTTGAACTTAATTTGTATTATAGTGTGGAAGTTATTGAGAAAAATTGAAAAAATGAGCGATTGTTACAGTAATTCTAATCAAATTGATATTGAGCAAATTTGTAATGACAAATTGCACGAAACTGCATATGACAATGTTCAAAATCGTAAATTGATTGATGATTTCCTTATTTCAATCTTACATCTTAAAAATTGGAAAAAAATTGAACAAAAAATAAGGGACTTCTCAAAAATTCATAAAATTACGATTAGGAAGACCGATTTGGTTGCGTCTTATCACGCACAAGGATTAAATGATCCTGATTTCTATCAAATTATTATGAAACGAGCGATGAGAAGCCAATCTGGTGTATTGGTTGTAACTGTTTTTACAGATGCTTTTCCCAAATTTTATGATAAAGAAAAAGATAAAATTGTTACACAAAAGTTTAGTTGTAAACACAACTGTTACTACTGTCCGAGTGAACCTGCACGAAAAGAAAATAATTTCATTGCACAACCTAGATCGTATTTATCAAGTGAACCTGGTGTTGCTCGTGCTACTTCTGTAAATTATGATGTTGTTGCTCAAATTAATATGAGATTATTACAATATCAAAAGATGGGTCACGAACTTGATAAACTTGAAGTACTCGTTTTAGGAGGTACATGGAGTGAGTATCCTTTTCCTTATCAAAAAGAATTTGTTAGAAATATTTACTATGCTGCGAATGCTTTCTATTCTAAGCGTGATAATCGTCTTTCTCTCGAAGAGGAAATGCTACTTAATGAAACAGCAAAAATTCGTATTATTGGTCTAACTCTTGAGACGAGGCCGGACACCATAACATTAGATGAAATCAAACGATTTAGAAGTTATGGTTGTACGCGAATGCAAATGGGTGCACAACACACGGACAACGCTATTTTGAAATTATCTAATAGAGGCCATAAAGTCGAACACACAAAAATTGCTATCCGACTTCTTAAAAAAAATGGATATAAACTCGATTTACATGTGATGCCAAATTTACATGGAAGTTCTCCTGATATTGATAAGAAAATGTTGGATGAGATTCTGTATGATGAAGATTTACAAGCGGATCAGTTAAAATTGTATCCTGTTTCTGTGGTAAGATGGTCTGTCTATCAGAAAATTTTTGATGAAGGCATTTACAAGCCTTATTCAGATGATTTACTAAAGGATGTTCTTTTGTATGTTAAAAGAAAAATGCATCCTTGGATCCGATTAAATAGAGTAATTCGTGATATTCCAGAAAAGGAAATTTTAGGTGCGTGTTCTAATCCCAATTTACGGCAAGATCTAGCCAAAATAGCAAATTGTAAATGCATCCGTTGTCGTGAAGTCAAGGGAAACAAAGTCGATGCAAATTATAAACTTTTTCGTCGTGATTATAAAGCAAGTAGAGGTCAAGAAGTTTTCCTCTCTTTTGAATCAAATGATGAATCAACAATTTATGCCTTTCTTCGGCTAAGACTTCAAAAAACAGAAGAAAACGATGATGAAGTCTTTGATGAACTCAAGGATACAGCGTTGATTCGTGAATTACACGTATATGGAACCGTTTCAAAAGTAGGCAACAATAATTCAAACGCCCAACATTTTGGTTTTGGTTCAAAACTGTTAAAAGAAGCAGAAAAAATCAGCATTCAAAACAATTTCAAAAAAATTGCTGTTATTTCTGGAATTGGCGTGAGAGAATATTATCGCAAAAGAGGATACATTGAAACCACGCCAAATGGATATTTGAAAAAAAATCTCAATTCAAAAACAAAATTTTATATAATTTTGATGTTTATTATCAATGTATTTATTACATCTTATATTATGTAAGTTTTCTCAAACTTATGTTTGAGTTTTTTAATCATATCTTTTTTGAAAATATATGGTTATACGTGTCCGTATCTTCCTTTGAACGCATCATAGTTGTCAGCGATTTGTGATGATGTAAGCACTTCTGAATAGGCAATAACACTAGACATTTTTCCGTCGAAATATTGGGGTAATGATCTAAAAACATTATAGCCAATTCTTGTATTTGATCCTGTACCAGTATAGGCACCATTTCCAATTTTCGAATTATCTAGAGACCCGTTGATGAAAATTTGCATTGCAAGAGACGTATTGTTTAGAGTAAATGTGACATGATACCAAGTATTCGCAGAAACTGTTGCGGATGATGTCAGGGAATTGAAATTCATAGCCAAAACAATTCCGCTGTTTCTCTGAACCAGATGAAGTCCTTGGTTAGCAGAAGTAGATCCATGAGAAAGTAGTGTTTTATCAGTTGAATTACCCGAGGTGGTAATGGTGTCAAAGTTCACCCATAAACTTATAGTCCAATTTCCTTGTAAGAAAGAATCAGACAGTGCCGATGTCTCAGACACGTAATCATTACTCCCATCAAAAACAATAGTTCCACCATTAGCAGAAT